TCTGGGACTTGGCTAGAACCCAAGCTTTACTAGCAGGCATATCGCTTTTAATATACTCTGCCTCAATAGCTATCATCTCTGCTTCGTAGTTGGCTAAAAGATTATCAATATCTCCACCTAATTGATTTATTCTAAGGGCAACTTCTACCCAGCTTCCTGGAGAGATGGATTCATTCTCACGAACTCTGCGTTCCATCTCCTCCATAATTGTCTCAATAGTTTGCATAAAATTAAATTATTTGCCGAGGAGTAAATCTCCCCGTATAGCTAACTTAATTTCACCTTGAGCAATTCCCAGTCATAGCCTGGTACACCAGTTGCCTCCTTAGGGATAGCAACACCCTTCCTTCTTAGTTTACCGAATAAGGCTTTAACAGAGCTCTGTCTAACATCAAACCTCTCAGCTATGTCCTTTGTTGTTACTCCATTTCTGGAAAGTTTTACAGCTTCTACAAGCTGTTCGTCTGTAAAGATTCTTCCTCGCATACTTTTTAGGTTAAGAATAAAAATGAATTAAAAAGGAATTTCATCAACAGAGATTGGGTTCTCTTGTTGACCATATTGGTTTATCTTAGGAATACCACCCAGACTCTTGGCTAACTCCTCTGTGGACTGCTCCTGTGGGGCTGTATTTGCCGTTTTAAGGGCGGTATCAGGTGAAAGTTGGTCTAGTCTACCTTTCATTACATTTAAAGCCATTTCAAGCGTTTTTACTCTTTCTTCTAAGTTGGTAGAATCTACAGTAATTGGCTGACTTGCAGTTGCACTCATTGTACTTGGTCTGATAGTCATAATAGTTCTATAAAAAGCATTAGCATTATCAGGTACAGGTTTCTCATCGTGCATAATCTCAAAGCTTTTGCCAGTAGCTTGCATAGCGTAAGGCTCAAAGGCTTGGATTGCTTTGGTCGGAGTTCCGTCTTTCTTGGTTCTCCAAATAGAATACTTTTTTTTGTTCTCATCAAAGACGCTTATCTTGCGTTCTTCTAGGCTGACATCTGTGATTTGGATTACTTTTTTAATTAGTTCGCTTTCCATACTTAATATTTTATTGATTTATCTTCTTCGTTTGTTAGTTGGATTGTTTCATCTGGGAATGGGCTATTTGCTCTTGCTACTTTAGCCCTAACCTTTTTAAATACTTCTATATACTTTGGATATTCTGTTTCGTATTCCTCCAGATTATCAAAGTGTAGCTCCTCGTAAGCGTAGGCTTCAAGGGGTATGCGTTTAATTAGTTTCATCTGGTTTATCGTTATCTGGATTATGTCCTTCATCGCAGGTGCATAGTGTTAATGCTTCTCCGCAATGGTCGCAAGTTGATACTATCATATTATTTATATCTTTCCTTACAAGCATCCTCGTTGTGAGAGAATATCTCGTACTCTTCTTTTTCTAGTTGCTGTTCGTAGTAGCGAATATCCTCTTGGGTCTTCTCTTCTTCCTCGTTTATTAGTTGGTCTTTGATTTTGCACATATTTTTAGGCTTAATAATTAAACTTTATAAGGGCTTTCGTTTCCTTCCAGTCTCCATTTAATCGCTGTCTGGTGCTTAGTAACCCTAGGGGTGTTTAGGCATCGTTAGCGAACCTTTATTAAGTCTGTCTATATTATACCACAGGTTTATAAAGCTGTCAAGTCAAACTGTTAATAACTTTTCCACATCATCTATTGAACGAACAACGTGGTATCTTCCTCCTGTCCTTTCAATCAACTCTTGGGCTTCTTTCTGTTTGGTGGACATCTTACCTTTTTCGTTCTTAACTTCTAAGCCTATAAACTTTCCGTCAGCACAGCATATTATATCGGGACATCCAGCTCGCCCAGTTTTAAACATACCCCCAGCTTTAGTTGGTATCATACCTGCCCCAGCCCTGAAACAGTACACCTTGCCCCTGTTCTCTAGGACAGCTAGGTAATCAAGTATAGCTCGTTGTATTATTATTTCTTTCATAGAGTTCTTCCTCTGTTAATGCTCTTGAGTGAGCTAAATTATGACAGGGTCGGCACAAGGGGATAAGGTTGCTAGGCTCGTCATTCCCATTCCTTGAGCGGAACTTGATGTGGTGCAAATCTTGACTCATCGCACCGCAAACTTTACACAAGACTATATCCTGCTCTCCTATATCGTGGTGCTTCATATAGTTCGTTATGTAGTTCATAAGGTTACTCGTTAAAAGCCCAACTACGCCAAGTCTCTTCTGATATACGTCTTTTCTTTCTAACTAATGGGTCGGTAGGTAGGAATTGATTACGCTCGTTTTGTATCTTGGCTCTGACCCTCTTCACAGCGTCTTCTCTGCACCATTTAAGGGCTTCGGTAGACACATAGGTCTTGCCATCAATCTCTTTAATGCTTTTATTGCTATACTCCCAGATAATTGTGAAGGTTAGGAGAGCATCATCATTACGGGTCTTAGGATGCTTTTCAAGAACAAACAATACTTTCTCCTCTAGGTATTTAATTCTATCAGACATATCCTTTATAGTTATTTAATTATTGTTTAATTTCATAAAACAAAACCATCTAGTTTCTACGTTTTTGCTTCTATTTGTGGAGGTTTGGAAAAGGGGCTGTTGTGGAAATAGAGTAATTATCTCTTTAAAATCAATGTGAACATTATTAAACTTTAGAAATAAAACACCATTATCATCCAGCACTCGCCACAATTCTTTTATCGCATCTGTGAACATTTGCTTATAGTTTTTATCAAGATTACCATAGCACTTTATAATTGTAGAGGTTTTACTTTTACAAATTATTTGTGGTGGGTCAAAAGTAATTAACTTAAATGTTTTGTCTGCATAAGGTAAATTTCTAAAATCGTGTTGTGTGTCAGGGTTTACTTCAATGTTTTTTCTTTGTTTAATGAAGCCCTTCTCTTCTTTTCTAATATCATTAAAAATCACATTTGGATTATTTTTATCTAACCACATAAACTTCGGTCCACAGCAAGCGTCTAAAATCAATTTATCCATAATATTTAATTAGTTAGCTCTTTAATGTGAGCTAGGTCTTGCTTTGCTTCTTCTCTTGTTTTTCCTACGTGCATACGCTGTTTAATAAATCCTTCTACCATCATTTCCTTAGCTCTTCCTGTTGGTTTGCGGATTTGTTGGTTGCCCACTGAGCCATATACATCTTCAAACTGGTTTCTTGTTTCTGCTGGTCTTTCGTCAGGAAATTGGTCGTAGAAATCTTTTAGGCTTAGTATCTTAGATATAGCTGAGAATGTGTAGAATGAGCCATCTATTAAAATACCTTTCTGTCCTGGTTCACAGCTTGCATTAAAGATATGCTCTGCTTGTGCTTTAGTAACCCACTTTTTAGACTTGTCGTGGAATACTATTACAGATTGTTCGTCTACTTTTGTTGATAATTTGTTCATAGAATTATAAATTAGATATATCTTGTATTTTAGTAGCTTGTTTACCTTTTAACCACACACCTAGTTGAGCCCATTTATCCTTTAGTTGCAGGGGGGTAGTGATAACAGGGGCGTACTGTTGACCATAGGCTTGAATCGCAAGCTCTGTTACTTGCTTTACCCTATCAAACCCCTGTAATCGTATCATATCCTCAACAGCTTTTCTTTGGGTTTTATTAGCGAAGTCAATGTTTCTATTTATGGTTGAATAAAATAAACTAAATATCTCTTGTACTTGCGAGCTTGGCTCGCTAGTTTTTACTTTACTTTCCTTTCCTTTACTTTCCTTTACTTTACTTTGCGGTGTTTCTGACACAGAAACTGCGGGTTGTTCGGTATTATTACCACTAAAACCACCGAATGTGCCGTCTTTCTGTCGTATTTGTTGCTCGCTTTGCTCTCTTGCCCTAACTCTTTTGTCCATAACAGGTTTCAATCTTTTGATTAGATTTTCTGAGTAGTATATCTGTGCGTCGTATTCTTTCGTTAGTAGTCTTATTTCTACAAGATACTTTACAACTTCTTTTAGCTCTTCTGTGTCTACTCTAAAATCCCCAGCCAATAACTCGTAGTCTAATTTGGAAAGCTCTATTTTAAACTCTTCTGCGTCTGTTAAAACTTCTAAAAGCATATTCCAAATAGCATATCCTTTATTACCAAACTTTGTCCTCAAAGCTAGGATTTTTGTATCATTTCTCATATTGTTATCGTGTGAAAAATAATCTGCGTTGTCTTTTCTTGGTCTAGCCATAAAATTAAAATACAAAAAACCCACAACTACTCGCAAGGTACACACGACTAAATGACACACCTTTTGGGTAGTTGCAGGTCTTCTGGCTTTTAATTATAGTCGTGTGATTGTGTGTCATATAGATATATTATAGTTTATTTATAGAATCTTGTCAAGCACACTTCCACCAGCTAGGGTGCTGTGGATAAACCTCCACAAAACATTTGATATTATCTGTTTGATTAAGCACATCGCCAGTGCAGTAGTTATCCCACGTCTGGTCAATGAACATAAATACTCCTTTAGCCGACGAGCCTTCAAAGTTATGCAGGTACTTACCCATCTTACTTTCACAGTCTGCAATCCTTAGAGCGTCATCAACTAAATACTTTGGTGCTAATTGTTTTATTTCTTCCGCTACTGACAGGGGTTCTAGCGGTAGAATTTTTTTACTTCTTCAAATACTTGTTCTCCACACTCTCTTTCGGCGATGATACTAATCCTCTTAGTATCTTGTAGTTCAGCCCACCAGATGTTACGTGTTGCGGCTCTTTGGTATTCTAGCCAAGCGAATCCAATTAAGGCTAGGGTGGCAACTATGATTGCAAGGTAATATGGAGAGCGTGACTTTGCAGCCAACCAACCATACTTCCTCTTTGCTTCTTTGTGAGTAATCATATAATTGTTGTTAAGCATAGTTCGGGAGCAGGTAGTAAACTAACCACTTGCTCCCAGATAATGCTGGCTGTTAGAGTTCGGTGTTACCTCTGCTCTAACTGATACTGAATTTAAAATCAGATACTGGGAAGCGTCAACGACTCCCCACAATCTTACTTCAAATCTTCTGCTAGACCTGACCAATCAAGTCCAGTCTTCTGGTATTTTGGAATGCTCACTCCTAGTTTTCTAAGTCTCCCAAACCAACTAGATACTTGGTGGGGTCTTATACCTAGTTCAGCACCAACTTCAGATGGTGTTTTGCCAGACCTTGCTAGTGCAACAGCCCTTCTGACGAGGTCTGCTTTCTTTGAGTTCTTTGTTTCCATAGGATTAAGATTTACGTTTATTAAGTTCTTTGGATTGTTTCTTGACGAACTTCTTGTATACTTCGTCTTCTATTTTGTAGTATAGCTTGCTCATTTCTTCAAGGGACAAGCCTTTTCCTTTCAGTTCGCAAGCCCATTCTTCATAAGCTACATTGTCTACTTCTTCGACCTTTGTTCTCCAGTCTCCGTTTCCGTGATGGAGTATTAGAAAGTAGTTTAGTAGTTGGTCCCAACTCTTTGGTCCCCCTACTCCTAGTGGATGAACTCGTAGTCTCGATAGCTCTTCCCAGATGTCATCCTTTATTCTGATTGAGCGAACACTTGCAGGTTGTTTCATAGTTTTTCGTTAAGATTTATCTATAACTACAGTATACTACATTATAATACACTTGTCAATAGTGCTAGGTTAGCCAAGAAATAGGGTTGTCCACAGCCCCCTATCAGTTAGTATTGACACAGCTTTTTTAATCTGTATTTTCGTGCTATAATATAGTAGAGCTTAGAGCCAGCTAGGAAACTAGCAGACTATTCTTTGGTAGAATCAGTGGTGTCAGCCACTGGCACAAAGAAGGTTGAATCCAACATTGGTTACCGCTAGTCGTCATTGGTAGGGATTAGTCCCTCTCCTCAGCTAACTGCAGAAAAGCTGACAACTAATGTATGGCTGGCTTTATGCTTATAACAGTTAAAAGACCACAACTACCAGAGAAAGTATTTTGGTGTGCCAGTTGCTTAAGACACGAGACTAAAGGTAAATACTGCATCTATTGCAGGAGTCTTACGGCTTCTGATAGAAACAGATTAGAGAAGGCAAACGAAAGGTATACCGATGACTGGAATGGATACCTGCATTGTCAGTGGCTCAATGCAGACTCAGAAGAAAAAGAGAGCCATTGCGAGTACATTGACCGACTAAGAAACGAAACTGTGGACAAATTATTTGACACACCCTTAATTTCGTGGTATAATTACCTCAGAATAATAATGATTATCTAGTTCTTTCAATCACAAGCAATGGCTTCGGAACTGTTGCCTATTGGTGGCTCAGGCTACTGTATGGCTTAAGTTGTGGAGTTGGTTGAAAGTACCAGATGAAGATTAATCGTCGTAAAATGCTTTTATGATGAGTCGAACAACTACACAGGACACATAACTGCTTCTTTTGATTGCGGTTTTTTTAATTTCATCAACACAATTTCTAGCACGGTCGGTCTTTCCTGGTATTTTCTACGACCAAAATCTCAAGAATCCCAATAGCAGATAATTTAGTCACCTTCCCACCAAGTGTATTTCTGTACATTTAGTGGGGTGATGAACACGAGACTATCTGAAAAAACCCTAACCGAAACTATAGTTCGTAGGAGTACGGACAGGCGGGGTATCTGTGCTAGGATACAAAGTCTCTCCTTACTTCCACGCACTAGAGTGGGAGGTCTCGTCATTCCTTATTTTAGGTAGACATTTAGGCTTTTATTCACAGTAATTGCACGATTACTTGAAGAGGCACAGGCAGAAAATATCTGCCTAAAGTAAAGAATATGGGATACCCTTATAAGAACACAGACCCTTGGATTACTTGGCTAGCTATGATAGCTATAGCAGGTCTTGTAATAGGTTCGGTGGCTTACGCTGCTTATACAGGAAGTTTATTTCTATGACAACCCTAAAGGATAACAACCTAGATACTCTTAAATTCTTTGAGGAATGGAGAGAGAAGAACAAAAACCCAAAGCTAGACCAACCCAAGAGATTCCTAGACAAACTAAGAAGACCCTTCAAGACCTCCAAAGAGAATATGACACAGCACACTGGACTATCAGAGCACAGGTAGACTTCAAGGGTTATTGTAAACTAAGCAAAGACCTAAACTATGTCTAAGAACATAACAGTAAGATGTAATAGGTGTGGACAGACTGTTTATAAGGACAATACCCCTACATCTTGTACCCACATAGACGCAGAAGAATCCCAAGACTTTTATAAATATCTAAAGAGCAAAGCTAAGAAGCCTATATACTATGGTAAGCTAAAACGGGGCTAACCTTAGCAAAGCAAACCTTTTTAAAATGAAACGTAAGAAAACAAACAATGCAGTAGGTGTTAAAGGAAAAAGCGGTAGAAAGTCAGGTTATGAGGAACACTACAAGACCAGAGCTATAAACACTCTATGGAAGAAAGTCTGTAGAAAGGTTGAAGAGGGAAAAGAACTATCTGATTACGAGAAAGACTTAGTAAAGTCTATACTACCTAAGACCATCAAAACAGAATCAGGCTTAGATGTAAGAACACCTGAACAGCTTTTAGTTAAAATAATTGGTAAAGATGGCTAAAGAAATGGAAATACCTTGTGAGTTTGAAAGACTACTAGATACTGATTGGAGAGAAGCCTCGGTACACGGTGGTAGATTCTCTCTCAAGTCTCATACAGTAGCTAGAGTTTTACTTATAAGGGCTAGACAAAGTAAGATTCGGGTGGCTTGCTTCAGAGAGTTCCAGAACAGTATATCTGAATCATCTCACCAACTACTAAAAGATTTAATAGAACAATACGAACTAACAGACTTTGAAGTCACTGACAAGAGTATTATAAACAGATTAAACGGCTCAGATTTCATCTTTAAAGGTTTACACAGAAACGAACAGAACGTAAAAAGTACGGAAGGTATAGACCTGTGTTGGGTTGAGGAATCTCAGACTGTTTCTAAGAGTTCCCTAGAGGTACTAACACCTACAGTTAGAAAGGACGGCAGTCAGATTATATATACATACAATAGATTATTAGAGAATGACCCTATCTATGAAAGACTTATTGTAGAGGGTAGACCAAACACTTTAGTCATCAACGTTAACTATGATGTAGCACTGAAGTATGGTTGGATGCCAGAGATTATAAGGCTAGAGATGGAAGACGACAAAGAGAAGAGAAACGGACTATACCAACATAAATGGCTTGGACTACCAAATAACGTAGAAGGTAGAATATATAGCGATTGGGAGATTATAGATGAGATACCACACGAGGCTAGACTATGGCGTAGAGGATTAGACTTTGGCTACAGTATAGACCCATCAGTATTAGTAGACATATACGAGTACAATGGAGGATATATCATAGATGAGATGGTTTACAGGAAAGGATTAAGCAACAAGGCAATAGCTGACATCATTAACAACCAACCAGAACAGTGTCTAGTAATAGCTGATAGTGCAGAACCTAAGAGCATAGATGAGATAGCAAGCTATGGAATAAGTATTCTGGGGGCTAAGAAAGGACCAGGAAGCGTCAGCCAAGGTATACAAGTAGTACAAGGGCAGAAGATAAGCATTACAAGGAAGAGTGAGAAGACTATAACAGCTTATAGGAATTTCACTTGGAAGATAGACGTTAGAAGCACAGACCATTTACCTGTACCAGATGACACAGTACACGAATGGTCTAACCCTATGGATGCTATAAGATACGGCTTTAATGGAACGGCTGGTGATTCAACGGCTAGCAGAGTACAAAAGGAGAAGTTTCAATCTAATCAACACAATATAATAAATAATAATAATAAATAATATGAATAAAAATCGGTGGAAAAAAAATGAAGATTATAGAGAGCTTTGGAATATGTTAAATACTGAAAGTAATTGTTTACAAGAAAGAATTAACCAAAATATCCTTTTAAAGGATTGGATAGAGAGAAGATTAACAAAAGAGGAATTACCAAAGAAAGAGTTTGAGAATGTATTTAACAGAAATAACTAGTAATAAATATAATAGCTAATTCAAGTAAATAAGTAATTCATTTATACATACAATATGGTAAACAAAATACTTCAGTATGTGTAGGAAAGGCTACAAACACTCTGGAGAGACTAAAAGAAAGATTGGTCTTGCTAATAAAGGAAGAAAAGCCAACTCAACAGCATTTAAGAAGGGGCATAAGCCTTACGTAATGGAGAAGGCAGAGAATGGCAATTGGGCTGATGGAGCGTCAAGGAAGGGTTATGGCTTAGATTGGACGAAGACTCTTAAGAGAAGTATTAGAGAAAGAGATAATTATGTTTGTCAAGAATGTAGTGGTTTACAGGAAGATGTTGCACACGATGTACATCACATAGACTACGATAAGAAAAACTGTAATCCAGACAACCTCGTAACACTTTGCAGAAGCTGCCATATAAAAACTAATAAAAATAGAAAATATTGGGTGGAGTATTTTAAAGTAATAAGAAAACTATGAACAAAATTTTAATCGCGGTGGGGGTCGTGGCACTCGTTGTCGCAGGATACTTAGGTCTTATGTCTACAATTAACACAGACGATGGTGTTAACTTGGGATATAGGGAAAATACAAAGCAGATTGCAATACTTACTAACGCAACAGCTTCATCTACAGGGGCAACAGCTAGCGTTGTATACTACCGCAATGTTGGAGTTTCAATAGCTACAGAGTCAGCTTCAGGAACAGTTAAGGTAGTTTGCTCACTACAAGATACAGAGCCAGTTTGGAGAGAAGTTAGGTCAGTTACTAACACTTGGGATTATATCCAACTAGTAGACAAAGAAGATGGTTCAACTATAGACGGAGACACAGGTGTTGTCTTTGCTAACTCAAGCGATACAGTTAACTACGCTATAAATGACGATAACTCAAGATGGTGTACTGCCGAAATATCTGACCCTCTTACAACAGGGATAGTTACAGGTACTACAACAGTATTTTTCAAGCCATCTGATAATCAGTAAATACTATGTCTTACGATAAAACAATCGCAGACATTGTATTGGAGCTAGAACAGCAAGATGAAATGGGCGAGACAACAAGCTCTCGCTATGTTACATCTTCAATGAGAGACGATATTGATAAGACCGAGGCTTATATCAACTCTAAACATATTTCAGGAGATACTGACTATATGGGTAGAGATAAGCCATTCTTTAATATTGTAATGGCAGCTAGGAATGTATGGTACAGGGCTACGGATATAGACCGAAAGAACATTCAGATTAGGGCTGAGAAGCAATCTGATGTTGTTAAAGCCTTTCTAGCCACACTGAAGCTACAAGAATGGATGAAAAAGAACGACTTTGGTCAGTTTCTCAACGACTGGGGTCTTAATCTAGCTACTCACGGGTCTGCAATAGCCAAGTTCATAGAAAAAGATGGGGAACTATCTGCTCAAACAATGAACTGGAACAACTTTTTATGCGACCAAATAGACTTTGACTCTAATGTGAAGGTAGAGAAACTATGGTTTACACCTGCACAGCTTAGAGCTAACAAGAATTATGATAGAGAATTAGTAGAGGACTTAATTGACAGCCCTACTACTAGAAAGACAATGGATGGGCAACAGAAGGACAATAAGTCTGAATATATCTTGGTTTACGAGGTACACGGAGAACTACCATTGTCCCACCTAACAGATGACGAGAAGGATGACGATACTTATGTGCAACAAATGCACGTCATATCCCTCCAAGAGAGCAAGGATGAATCAACAGGCAAGGATAGGTTTGAAAGTGCTACCCTATTTAGTGGGAAAGAAGCCAAAGACCCTTATATGATTACCCATCTTATCAAGAAAGAGGGTCAAACATACAGCGGTGGGGCAGTAAAGAACCTATTTGAAGCACAATGGATGGTCAATCACAGCGAGAAACAGATGAAAGACCAACTAGACTTGGCTTCTAAGATAGTATTCCAGACATCTGATGGTGCATTTACCAACCAAAACGTACTAACCAACATAGAAAACGGGGATATATTGAAGCATAACCAAGGAGAACCGCTTACAATGTTGAATAACAAGCCTGATATTGGTGCTATGCAGTCATTCCAAGCTAGTTGGCAGGGTCTAGGACTACAAATCAATGGTATCAACGAGGCAATGATAACAGCCCCTAAGTCAGGCAGTGCTTGGAGACAGACACAAGCCGCACTACAGGAAGCTCACTCACTGTTTGAACTAATGACAGAGAATAAGGGACTAGCTGTTGAAAGAATGTTAAGAACTTATGTTATACCTCACTTCAAGAAGACACTAGGCAACTCTGATGAAATCTCAATGATACTGGAAGACCACCAGATTAAGCAGATTGATAATATGTATGTGCCTAACGAGGTGACTAGAATGATGAATCAACGCAAGAAAGATATTATCCTATCAGGAGAAGTGTATGACCCTACTCAAGAAGAAGGATTGGTTGCTCAGACTGAAGAAGAGGTTACAGCTAACCTTATTGGCAATCAAAGATTTATTAAACCATCAGAGGTAGACAGCAAGACTTGGAAGCAAGTGTTCAAAGATATGGAAATGGAACTAGAGATTGATATTACAGGGGAGAATAAAGATGTTCAGGGAATGTTAGCCACCTTAACAACAGTATTGCAGACTATAGTTGGCAACCCAGCTATGCTACAAGACCCTAATGTTAAGATGGTATTTAACAAGATACTAGGATTAGCGGGCGGTATTAGCCCAATAGAGATGACAACTACTCAGGAACAACCTGCTCCACAACTAGGGGCAGAGGTACAGCCTGAACTAGCACAGTTAGCACAACAAGCATAACAATCGGTGGATTAGCCGTGTAATAATTAAATATGGACAAAGACCAACAGGGTATTCTGTCTAAGGCAGATATAGAGCTTATTAGAAATACATTCGGTGGTAGTGGCGAGGAATTGCTTTACCACATCAGAGATGTATTCCTACAGTTTGAGGCTAAGGAAGCTCCAAAGTTTACAGATGATGTACTGAGTATTGTTAGAAAGTATGTTATCCCAGAACTAAGCCCAGACTTACCAATTAAAGCACAGGCAGACCTATACTTTTCACTAGACAACATCAAGCAAATACCACCAGAAGTGGCTTATATCCACATCAAGGCTATGGATTTGATGATTGAATACTTAGAACAGCAGTTTGCAGAGCTAAGCAGTGGCGTAAAGGATGATATGAGTTTGTCTTTGAGCTATTTTAAAGAAAAGAAACTAAAGACAGAAGAAGACCGCTTTGTAGATATGGTAGCTTACCAATCTATAGTAGCTTACATTGAGAATAGCCTTGATAGACTAAGAACAGTGGCTAACTCTAAAGACGAGACAGAAGAAGAGATTGCTAAGAGATTAGAGATGGACTCAACTAAATAAATAATTGGCAGGATTTAACTGCCTTAACAATTATCTTATGACTGAAGAACTAGACCAGCTAGAGGTCGAAAACCTAGACGAGGACTTGGACTCTACCCAAGATGTTGATAGCAACGAAGAGCTTACTAAAGCTCAAGAGATTGCTGAAAATCAACGCATTAGAGCAGAGAAGGCAGAAGCTAAGCTAAAGAAGCTTAAACAAGCCCAACCTGCAAACTCGGAGACTGAAACTCCTACAAATTCAGATGGTTTGTCAACAATGGATGTTTTGTCTCTAGTAGATGTTCCAAAAGAAGATAGGGAATATCTAGCAGACGAAGCAAAAGATAGGGGTAAGTCAATATCAGAATTATTAAAAGACCCATATATGAAAGTTGTTTTACAAGCCAAAGCCGAAGAACGTACAACCGCAGAAGCTACTAACACTGTCACAACTAAAAAAGGCACTAGACGAGATTCAGACGCTACACTATTGGATAACTTTGAAAAGGGAATTGTCCCTGAAAGCCAAGAGGGTATTGAGAAACTTGTTAAAGCACAGTTGGAGGCAAGAAGAGCTAAAAGCAAAAGGAACTAAATAGCGGTGGATGTTTAGTGAATTGGTGGAATAATTCACTAAGCTAAATAAAATGGCTTAACAACTTGTTACGTCACGAATAAAATGCTATAATAAGGGAAATTAACCCCTCAATATGACATTTAAAAAAGGTTTGATACCTTGGAATAAAGGTAAGTCGCACACAAAAGAAACCAAGCTGAGGATTAGTAAAGCAAAGAAAGGTAATACTAAACCCAATAGTGGAAGTTTCAAAAAAGGACAAGCATCACCCAATAAAGGAAAAAAACTGCATTGGTTGCTGGGCGACAAAAATCCTAACTTCAACAAGACTGGCAAAGACCACCCTTGTTGGAAGGAGGAAAAGAAGAAGCCCTTTTTAAAACAAATTCGTGAACTTTTCAAGTATCGTCAATGGCGTTCAGACATATTTACAAGAGACAACTTTACCTGTGTTTTCTGCGGAGAGCGAGGCATTGAATTAAATGCTGACCATTATCCAAAGAGATTTATTGACATAATCAATGAATACAAGATAGAAACACTAGACGAAGCAAACTCTTGTGAAGAACTATGGAATCTGAACAACGGAAGAACACTCTGTGTTAATTGCCACAGGGAGACAGATACTTGGGGGAGACAAAAGGTCATTAAAAATCTTCTCTGATTGACTTGGAAGCCCAGAGATGGGCGACAGGGCGGAAGGCGAAAGCCACCGTGAACGACTAAGCGAGAAGACCTTTCACAAAAAGGAAGCGATAGTCTGCTCTACACTATAATCTAATTGAAGGTGTAGAGGCTAGTAGAAATATCTAGCCCACCCGAAAGGGGAGTAACAAAAAGGAATACAATCGGAACTTCAACCTTATCAGAGGTGTGGAGAATAAACTATATGAAGGCTAAGCTAGAGCTTGCCCTTCGTACAGCACTTGTATCTGAAGACATCTGTCAGGTTGATAGAAGTCCTAGCAAATACTTGGTAAACCCATACTTGACTGCATTAAACGCTAATGTAGCAACAATGGCAGGTACTTATACTGTTGATACAGCGACTACTGTTGATGACGGATTAACTGTGGCTGACCAAGTAGAAAGTGCAGTACACTTGTTTGAATTTGAAGAAACACTATCTCGCTCTGACCTTTACAATTCATTTGTAGAAGATATGACAGCTGCTGTTGCAGTACAAATTGATAAATATGTATTGAATGTAATCTGTGAAGCTGGTACTGGTACTTATACCACTCCTGCTGGCGGATTTACTACTGCTGGAAACATCAATGAAATCATCGCTAACCTTTCTTCAAAGGTAGCTGGTTACTCTGATGCTTACAAAGGTCAATTCTTGGTAATTGAAAACACTGACTTGGTTGGTTTCATCCAAGCTGGTATGGCAAATGGTTTCTCATTTGCAGACTCCACATTGAACAACGGCTTCGCTGGTGTTTATGGTGGTGTAGATATCTATGTAGTACGAACTGGAACATTCTCTGATTCTACTCTAGGTACACAAACCTTTACTAACGACGGACACAGAATGTTTGGTGTTAAAGGCGTTGCTACTTACGCAGCTCCTCGTGGTATCCAATATGACGAAAAGAAAGTAACAGCAAAGACTGGTCGTGAAATCGCAGTATGGGCTAACATTGGTGCTAAGCTTTGGACTCCTAAAGCAGCTCTAATCGTAGACATCACACTCGCTTAATAACTATTTATGGGGGGAATTTAGGGTAGGCAAGTCAGCCTCCACCGATTCTGACGAACTTACCTTATACTCCCCCCGTAAAGTAAACTCAACTATATGGTAAAAAAAGAAAAAGCTGAGGTTGTGAAGTCAGTTGTGTCTCTTGAAGAGTTTGATGCTCTTCTAAAGGTTTACAAAGAACAGTCTCCTGAAAAGTACGAAGCCAAGAAGAAGAGTGGCGAATTTGATAGAAAGAAAGCCAAACTAAAAAGTGGCAAGAAAAAAGTGGAGAAGGCTGAAGAACCAAAGGTGGAGAAGAAGAAAAAATAATTAACTAACTTTAACCAAAATGACAAAAAAACAAATAATGTTAAAGTTATCTGCTTACAAGGTTATCCTTGCAATTCTAGTTGTGGCCCTCCTAGCTGGAGCTGGTTTGACTGTAAAAGCAAGAGGATACTTTGATTGGGGAAATGTTGAAAACAAAGTTGCTGCTAGTATTGTAGATGGTTTGAACTTAGAAGCTGGTCCAGTTGAAGAAGAACTGGGTGCTTCTTCAGCAGACTACGCTAGTAGAAAGCTTTTAGATGTAAATAGTGACCAAACTTATTACATCAACCAAAGCTTCCAAGCTGGCACTACTACATTAGTTTCAATTCCTACTCCGTTCTTAACAGCTTCAACTACTGGTGTATCTTTACCAGTATTGAAAACTGATGGGGACTCACAGTGGGTTGGTGCTACTTCAACAGTAAACTTTGTAGGTCTAACAATTAGTACAGGTGCGACATCTTCAATGGTGTTCAACTGTGGTGCATCAGCTGGTCCAGCTGCTATCCCAACAGTTCATTTACTTGGCTCTGGTACTGTACCAACTTCATCACTAGCTTATATTGAAAACAACTTGACTATAGCTAGAGGTGCTGTTATTACTGGTAGTTCAACTCCAAAGATAATGTTGACTCCTGACTTACCTTACTTTAACTGTATTGCTACAACTGTAGATGGCGATTCTGGTGCTATCTCACAAGCAAGCAGAACTTTAGTGGGTGAAGCAATGGTAAAATTCAATAGACTACGATAATTGGTAGATAACTAGGGCAGGAATAATCTTGCCCTACATTTTACTAATAATAAACCTTATGCCTTTCTCAAGATTCTACTTCAAAGACTTAACCTCCATATCAAACGCTGACCCAGCTGTCTTTACCCTTACAGACCACGAACTTCAAGAGGGTGACCAGATTAGACTAGAAACAACAGGAACTTTACCAACTGGCTTAAAAGTTAAGACAGATTATTGGGTAGTATACAACGGTATTGGTACTGGTGTATTTCAGGTGTCTGAATCTGAAGGTGGTGAGCCACTAGCCACTACTGGTGCAGGAGCAGGAACTCACTCATTTATTCAACGAAACAGAGCTGGTTTAACTCCTAGACCAGAAGATAACAGATAAATATGCCAAAGATTACATTATCAGCACCTAGACAAGGTATTGCACAGTCAGCTCATATTGGCTATGCAGATGTTCGTAATATGGACATTGATACTGTTGAAGGGGTTGTACGCTTAAACAATATACTGGAGAAGGAATCAGCTTCTGTTATTGAGGCTCAGATTAAATGGTTTGCTAGAGACCCTGAAACACCTGCTGAAGTTAGAGCCTTAGACTCTGATGGTATCTACTAT